GCCGATGTTGATCGTTTGCTGGGCCATAGTTTTATTTCTTGGGTAGGACGTACCAGCCGGCCGGGAGGGTTACCCGGGATGGCCCGACCAGCTTCTTGTCGGCATCGAAAGCATAGACGCTGGCCTTCACCGGCTCGGCCAGCATCACCGGATCACCGGAAGGGACCAGGACCACCCGTGTCACCTGGCAACCCAGGCAGATCGGCAACACGGCCAGCCAGATCGCTCTTGAGATCATCAGGTGCTTTACCATGTTGCACATCGGTGGGTGGTGTTGCTCTTAGAAAGTCGAGAACAGCTCGCAGGATCTGGTAGATCCAGTTCACGCCTTGGGGTCGATGGTAGCGGTCTTGTCGGCATCCTTGGCCCAGATCAAGCCAATGCCAGCGGTTACCGCGGCAATGGTCGTAGTCAGGTCGAGGTTGGTTGTCGGGTCACCGTCGAACAGGGCCTTAAGAGCCCCACCAACAGCGACAAGGATGGCACCGACACCGGCGAGAGTTGTTTTCGTGTTTTTCATTTGGATTTGAACAGCCTATAGGCTCCGTAGATGGCGCAGGCTAAGCCAATGAGCGCGGTGATAAGCTGAACCCAGTCGGTAAGCCACGGAATAAACGAAACAGCGGTGGCACCTGCCGCTGCTGCTAGGCTTAGTCCAGGGCTGGTGCTGCTGTTCGTTGGTTCCATTACTCGGATTTAGGCTGTGCGGCTGCGAGGATGATGTCTGCCAGAGGAACGCCAACCTTAGCGTTCTGATAGCCACCGGCCTTGATGGCAATGTCGATGAGTTGGAGGAGGCTGTTGGCCTGCTCTTGTGTGAGTTCTATCTTGATCATACGACGGGAGCGTCAGCGATAACCACAGGCTCCGCAACCTTAACCGGAGGCGGCACCGGCACCCACGGCAACGGCAGTGTAATCACCGGAGGATTGATCTGATTCTCGATCTGCTGCGTGACGTTTGCTTCGATGGCGGTCTTATCGACACCGTTGGCGTAGCACCAGTTCAAGACCTGCGCTTCGGTCAGTTGATCGTAAGGCGTGAACTCACCACTCGGCGGTTGGAACGAGCATGAGCCGTAGCAAGTGCCGCTGTAGGTTTCGTCAGTGCCGTTGCATCGCCAATCGGCGGTGATTACGACATCGGTAAGGGAGCCTTCGGTGGGCTTAACCAACAGGCGTTCGATGATCCAGAGGATGGTCATAAATTAGCGGGCTTCGAGGGTTTGGACGCGGGCGGTGAGTTCTTGGATGGCTTTCACCAGCACAGGAATAAGGTCTTGGCGAACGGACTTGTACGGAGCTTCGCCTTCGGGAGCAGGGTCTTTCCACTCGTCTACGAGATTGGGGAACACAGTCTCAAACTCTTGAGCAATGAAACCCCTGTCACCTTTGATGTCCTTACCTTTGCCAGCCTTCCAATCAAACTTGCGCGGTTTGAGGGCCAGAATCGCATTCAAACCAACGTCGATGTCTTGGACGTTTTCCTTTAGTCGAGCATCGGAGATGGCAGTTATAGTTGCATTAGTGGCATTAACCGTTCCGGCTGCGCTAACAAAAAACCGATAGGCACTAGCAGTCGTATTGTAAATGTTGAGATTATCAAGATTTGCCGTCGCACCGTTAATTTGACCGGTTGCTGTAAGTTCGCAACCAAGAGTGGTTGCGCTGAGCGTAGTCTTTTTTACCAGCAAATTCCCACTCGTATCTACAGTAGCTCTAACCGTGTTGTTGGTTATGAGGTGCAGATTGGTGCTGTTTGAAGAACCAATTACAGAGCCGTAGGCAGTGGCACCTGAAATTGCTGATCCGGCACTGTTGTCTACGCCAAAGTATAGACTGCCACCAGTGTTTGAGAACTGTCCAAGATTGTATGCAGTGGTTGTCCCAGTTGACAGAAACGAAACAGCTCCGGTTGCTGCCGTATTGTTGACTGTCAGCTTGTTGGTTACGCTACCACCAATCCCCAACCCCGTGGAGTTCAGGGTCATGGCGGTGGTGCCAGCTACGGACCAAGTGGCAGTACCATCGGAAGCGATAGTATATTTGTCAGAATACCCAGAACCGGGAGTCTGAATTGCAAAAGTTCCGCTGGTAACTCCAAGATATGCTAATCCAGAACCAGAACCGTCTTCTAGTCCAATAAATGCACCGTTTGATCCTGTTCGCTTAAAAACAGCGAGGGTTCCTGAGGTTGAAGCAACGTCAAACGCATTTACGGGACTCGCGCCAACACCCACACCAGTCGCAGTAACAAGTAACTTATTCGTTCGCACCGTCAGATCGCCGGTGATGGTGGCGGAGCCAGCGGTGACGAGTCCGGTGACAGTCAATGCTCCACTCGCGGTTGGCGAGGATGAGAGGATGTTGTTTACGCTGATCTTCTTCGTCGTACCAGATGCTGCCATTGTGGTATCGCTGACATCAACGATAGGGATAACGTCATTAGCCGGATCAGCGGCGGTCAACGCCGTCAGTGCTGTAATCTTTGTGTCTGCCATAGGTCAGTAAACGGTTAGAATGAATTTGTCGGATGCTTCGGTTAAAATGAGATCGGTTCCCTGCTCAGTTGCCATTCGATCGTAGGTGCCAAAAGACAACACGATCTTCCCAGTTCCATCCTCTTGCAGTACGAAGAACTCGTCTTCCTGCAATAGATCCCGGCGCACGATCGGCAGATCGGCGGGCGTGACGTTTCCGCCAGACCCACTTGAAGCCAATCGTGTTCCAAGAGCGAGTGTCACGGTTAGGAGCTGATGATTCCGTTGAACGCGACCACCTGACCACTGGAAATCTGGAAGCTCGTAATCGGCCCAGGAAGCGTGATGCCAGCGGGGATAGCCACTGTGGACCAAGAGCCGCTGATTCCATTACCGGTGATCGAAGTGAAAGTGGTGACGGCAATCGTGGTGATCGCAACGAATGGGCCAGTGGTCAACGCGGTAGAGGTCACGAGCTGGAAGCCCGCATTGCCCATCGAATACTCGGTTGCCAGATTAGATTCTATGCTCATATGTCCCAAATTTTACGGATCTGATTCTTGCTGAAAGTGCTTTCAAAGCGGGTACCCTGCCGGTCTTCCATCCGGCTAAAGCCCTGCTTCACCTTGTCCTTGAGTTCGGCTTCGCGGGCAAAACCGGTAACCCCGAAGCGGGCTACCGGCTGCCTCGTCCAGCGTTCACCCTTGATCACAAGAGAATCGGTTCCCATCGGAGCGATTTGCTCCAAGGACTTGCCTTTGTTCTCGAAGGTGTAGATCGGCATGTTAAGACTCCATCTCGCTGTCGTACTCGGAAACCATGTTTCGCATACCTTCTTCGTCCATTGGTTCCATTGATTCCTTGCCGGCCTTCTCGTACTCGGCGGGCATACCGTTCACGCTTTGGATCTCAACGTAAGCCTCACCATTTTCAAGCTTCTTGAGAATACCCCGAACTTCCTGTAGGACAACTTCATCACCAACCTCGGGGGAAGCCTGTTGGCCATCTTCCGTGTCAGTGGAAAGAGCCTCGACTGGAATCGCAATCATTGGCGCATTGTTGTCAGCCTCATCACATCCGCAAGCGGAATGAGAAGGGGCACCACCGATTTCTCGACGATGCCCCTTTGGGCCGACGGCAATCACCATGATGGTGGCCGTCTTAGGTCGCATATTACAGCGTGGTAGAGGTCTTAGTACGATGCACCAGGTACCAGACCGGGTTGATATTCCCAGGCGAAACACCACTGGTGTTACCAGCGGCCAAACGCAGAGCGGCGAAGTACAGCTTCACACCAACGGTGACAAGCTGGTTCAACGGATCGCTCTTGTCGGGGGTATCGGTGATCACAATCTTCGGGGACAACGGATCATCACCGGTCAAGGCAGGGATACCAAACGCCTCGTTACCAAAGAAGAACGAAGCAATAACGTCCGAGGTGTTGGTCAGGCCACCGCCACCAGCGGGTTGATAAACGAACTTGTTAGCTTCAGTGCCAGTGCTGGCCTGACTGACAAACGAGTTGGTCTGGCTAACCACTCGG